AGCCTTAGACAACGATACAAATCTCTCAACAATATTACCCTGAACTCCGGTAACATCACCCGTGTCGTCTACAACAACTACGTGAATTGCGTCGTTAGAGCCAGACCTTTCAGTTACAAATCTGTTAGCTACTGGTCTAGGAGCAATGTTTCTCCAATAAACTGTAGAGTTTGTAAGACCAAGTGTCTGTTCGTCATACCAGTCAGATACTGTAGAAGTACTAGAAGTAGTTGGTGTTCCACCAGTTCCTGGAGTGATGGTGAGTACATCACCAGCAGAGAATGAATTTGCTGGATTGTAATTCTGATAAGTAATCGGAGTTTCAGTTCCTGCAATCGATGTCAGTGTTTGATAGGTAACAGCTGTACCAACCAATGCAGATTGAGCAATACCTACAGACAATGTGACCGTAGAAGAACCAAAACTTACAACATCAATACCACCATTATTTTGTGTAACACAAATCGTTCCTGTAGTAATACCAGATGTACTATTGACAGAAAGTACTGTTGTACCTGCGGCGCCAATACTACTTATTGTAGTAAATCCAATGTTTGTAGTGGATTGTGTAGTCGGGTTAACTCTTGCAAGTACCTTAACTTCAATCGAACTATTTCCGTTTACTGCATCCGTGGTAACACCAGTGATGATACCCTTCAGGTTACCTGTGAAGGTATTAACAGAACCATTACCTGGAATAGATACTGCGTTCTTTGCAGTAGAAACACCATAACCAACTACCAGTCCGAGTGCACTAGGGTTAGTAGTAGCAATACCTACAGATTGGTCCGACTTGTTATCAATGGTGCAAACTTTCAGACTGTTCGACCATGTACCAGGGTTTCTTGCTGCCCAGTAGAAACTAGAATCCGTAGTATGATTCTGTTCGTAATCATCTAGGTTATCAATTCTAACAGCTTCTGAAGCTTGTTGAGTTCCTGCATTACCATTATTGAGGGTGTCGCCACCAACTCTAACAACTTTTAGAATACCACCGTAGGAGAGGAATGAATTTCCAGACATCCAGTACTCATACTGTCTATCAGTTCCAATTGGCTTACCAAAAGTATCAAGGAATTGTTGCTGTGTCTCAATCGTAATTGGTTCATTTACTGGTCCCAGTGAAAAGGGTCCTGCAATTGCGCCAATGTTGTCAAGAACATTCTCAGCTCTTCCAACAGTTAAGTCAACTTCCCTGACTAAAACTCCTGGAGATAGTTGAGGAGTAGCCATGTTTTCTCTCTCCTTTGTTACTCATTTAACTAAAAATATTTATGAATATCCCGGTTTTGATAGGGTAAACGTGACGAAAACTCACCAATCTGGGTATTCCCATCTAGATTTTGGACTTCTATTCTTTTTATTTTCCTTGACATACTCAATAAAACAATCTTTACAGACATATGAATATGAAGAAGGAACTGCACCTCTATCCTTTCTTGTTCTGTAAAAGTCATCTACAAGATTTTTTACTTCACCACAACTTTTACATTTTCTATCATTTAAGAGTAAATGACCTAGTTCTAGTTGTTCATCAAAGTCCATCAGTAGTTCCAGAGTTCCCAACCACCAGCGGCTGTTCCATACTCATCATACTCATTACTCTTGGTATACCATCTATCTCCTTCGCTATCTACAAAGGTTCCTTCATCTAAACCGTCATTCATAAAACCAAACGGTGCCATGTCTTGTTCAATCTGGTTTTTCTGTTCTTCATACAATCTCTTACGAACATCTTGGTCTGTCAGTTCTTTGAAGTAATCCTGTGCAACCAACCATGCATAAATGACCAGACACATTGCAAGGTCATCATTACAACCTTCTTCTGCCTCGAATGAATTACTCTTTGAAATAAAGGTTGTCAATTCTGAAATAATCTCGTAGTCATTGAAGATAAGTTTATCTTCTTCAATCATTGTCTTGAGATTGAGTGACCCAATCTTCTTGACTGTCTTGGACATCTTGACACCAAGTTGTGTTTTAGTTCCAGAGAAACCTTGACCTACAACTTGTCCTGCCCTACCCCTCATTGCACACATCAGAACATTCTGATACTCCAAATCATATTGAAGAATACTTGCAACCTGGTCTCCAATATCATTAACCTCACAAAGAACAAATGCATTATTGTATTTCTTTGCTAACTGGAAAATAATGTTAGGAAACAACATCGGTTTGATTTCATTGTTCCTATACTTTGCAACAACTCTATGTGGGAACGAAGTAATATCTGTAATAATAAATGCAGAGTAGTCATTACCTACCCCTCTAGCAACGTCAACAGTTACGATATAATCGTGGTCAGGAATTGGTGCAAAATGAACATCTAGTCCTGCACTTGTTTGAATTGGATTATCATACACCATAGTTTTGAGTTTACTTGGTGCAATCAATGTATCAACAGACCCAAGGAATTCACACTCGAACTCAATCTTGAACTGTTGTTCAGAAGTGTTCTTGATTGTCTGTTCTTTCCAGACCTCATCTCTACCAGGAACTTCTGACCAATGAACATCGGTTGGAATATATTCATTCTTTGCCTTCTCTGCATCATGCCACATTCGATAGAAGTGGTTCATGCCGTGAGGCGTAGAAACAATGATTACCTTCGTTGATTTACCAGAAGTAATCGTAGGATAAACAGATGCAAAGAATGCGTCAGCAACATGATTTGGAACGAATGCAAATTCGTCCAAGAAGAGGATGTTGAAAGACATACCTCTAACAGCTGATGCTGAAGTAGAAGCTGCAAGTATCTTACTACCGTTCTCTAACTCAATATTACCTTTGTTCCATACAAGAATACCCTGTTGCATCCACTTGGGTAAGTTCTCATATGCAGTAGCCAGTCTTGCAAGTAGTTCTCTAGCAGTTGTAGCCTTGTTAGCCAGAATACCAATGTTGACACTATCATTGAAGATAGCATAATGAAGTAGATACGATACACAAGTAGTAGACTTACCAGTCTGTCTAGGCATCTTACAGATATTAAATCTGTTGTTATGGAAGTTACTAATTAACTTATCTTGGAAGTCATAAGTCTTGAAAGGTTGCAAACCATGGTCCAAGGTCACAATCTTTACATAATTATTTGCAAAGTATACTGGGTCCTGCTTACACTTAATATATTCTTCAATATCTTCTTGTGTAAACTCAATGGGGGTATTCGCCTTTTTGAGCAAAGGATTTCCTAAATAAACATCATTACTCATAATTTATCAGCAGTCCCACGCTCTAAGTGATTTGTTGATCCTGGAATCAGGATCATTAGCAGTTTTCTTGGAGGTGAGTTTCTTTTTCATTCCACTCATTCTAGCACAGAATGATGCTCTTCTCTTATTACCCTTCACTTTAGATGGTCGTTTTAAGTTATGTCCATCTGCTTTCGCAGACTTTCTTCCTTTCTCATTTAAACCACCTTCAGGGTTCTGACCTTCTTTGCGAGTCCAAGCAGCACCTTCACTCATATCACCACCTTCATCATGATCCTCATCTTTCATCAAATCACCATTTGGCATTACATGATGACCTTTAGGTATTGGCTTACATTTTTTAGAGTCCTTACAATAGTATTCACCTTTAGAACAACTCTTATTAGATTTATCATGTTCTTCACGAACACCAACATTCAACATTGGTTCGTTAGGGTTATATTGGGTAAGGTCAAACCTTTGAACATAAGAACCTGGATATACTTTCTCAAGTGTATCTTGAACTTCAGTTCTAGAAGGTCTCTTTACATCTGGGAAGAATAATTTCATCATCATGTATTTACCTCTCCAGGTAAATCCTACCAAGTAACAGTTACCACTCTGTGCAGGAATTCTTGTAGCCTCTTCAATATTATTTTCTTCCTTCATCTTTTCACGTTTTGCCTTTGTCTTGGCAAGTAATCTTTGTTTTGCTGCTTCTCTCTCATCTTTGGGAATAGGAGTTACAGCACCAACCTTCTGATCGACATCACCAGGAGCATATCCTTCACCAACAGGAACACAATTGGGAACTACTTTTTTACCCTTCTTCTTCATACCCTTCTGGGTATACCCAACCCAACACTTCTCATCAAGAACTTCTACTTCAATACCTGCTGCTTCCATACACCTGATTTGAAGGTCAGTCAACTCTGGAAGAGCCATAAACTCTTCGTTCTTCTTTGACTTACCGTAATTGGCAGCACCTTTCTTACGGCACTGAACCAAACGACCAGAAGCATAAGCAGAAGGCCATACAGAAGCAGATGCCTTTACCTTATGGTAACATGCATCCTTCTTACCACTACCTTTACCCTTCTTGTCCGCTTCATTGATTTCCATTTCTTCTTTCATTTTTTTCTTTGGTTTGTCAGTTGAAACGTAAGTTGGTTTTGCAGCACCAGACTTTGATTGTTGGTTTGGGTCTGCTTTCTTCTTTCTGCTTTGTGCAGACTTTCTTTCGGCAGGAGTCATACTAGCCCTCTTTGAAGAAGATACACACTTGGGTGTTCCTTCACCTGGTTTATCGCTAGCACATGTACCACCAGTGACCACATTGACCCAACCAGACTTACCGTCTTTAGACTTGGATCCCTTAAACCACTTATGTAGATTACCTTCCTGCATATCAATAGAAAGAGTTCTGTTTTATTATTTATTACTATGTAATAGTAACAGAACCATCAATAATTGCATCTTCATCAGGAGCAACACCTACCCAGGCAGTTCCAGTATAAACTTGAACAACATCAGTAGTAGAATTGTAAATCAAAGCTCCTGCTACTGGTGTTAACGCATCTCTCTCTACAGTAGTAAGAACTCTAATACCATTTGTTACCCCACCAGTACTTTGATTTTCAATTACGTCCCACTTTTGAGTAGTGGAATTATATGACAGTATGTAACCATTCTGAAGACCAGCAATATTAACATCATCAAGATCCTTGATGAATCCAGCACCACCACCTCCAATAGTAGAGGTATGTCTGACACTTTCATAGACCATCTTACGCAGTTGGTCTATTTCTCTTCTCAGTCTATTAAATTCACTATCCTTTCCATCACTATCAATCTCTTCATCTGGAGTCAACTTATCCAGAATCTCAATACTCTTCAACATATTAGTAGAATTATCAACCTATACATCAACATCATCTCTTATTTTTGCAAGAGTCTCCAATTCTTCTATACCCTCCCCAAGTTCTTTAATATCTACGATAGGTTTTGATGGTTTAAGAGGCTCTGGTTTGATAATATCTTCAGTTTCTATCTCAAGAGGTTTATAATCATCCTTCCAGTTACTAGTATCTACTTCTTCCTTCTGTTGTTTTACCCAATCATCAGGTATAAGATTATGTTTTTCTTTAAATTGATTATGTAATTTGGTTGGTGTAATATTATACTCTGCACTAATCCCTCTCATAAGTCTATCAATTGACTTATGAGATGTACTTTTAAGATTTAGCAGTTCAGTTTCTAGAACCTTTACTGCATTTATCGCACTTTGTTCTACTCTCGGGGTCTCATTAAACAAAAACGTTTCAAAAATCTTTGCGTCTTTTTTAATTTTTTCTAATTCTTTTTCTTTTTTTAAATTTTTTTCTTTAACCTTCTTTTTTTCTTCACTCAAACTTGAGAAAAGGTCTCCAAGGGATACCTCTCCAAGTATTTCTTTAGTCTTTTCTTTGTCTTTTTTCTTCTCTTCACCAATAAGAGAAAAGAAATCTCCTAAGTTGTCCATTTTTACACAGATATAGTAGCATTTACCATAACAGAACCCTCAAATACCTTAGAAACTACACTAGAACCTGATGTTACAAGGATGTCATAGTAGTTTCTACCTACTGTCAAATTCGATGTAACTGTAGTACCCATTGATAACGTAATTGTTCCAGTAGTTGATGCAATACCTACAGCAAAACTTTGAACGTTACTAGAATCTTCAGGATACTTTCTTACTTTAGATACCCCTGTATATCCAGTCAAATCGATAATGGTCTGGTCAGGGTTCTTCATCACAAAATTTTGTGAAAAATCTGTTCCCTTATCAATTTGTATATTAATAGATTCGACAGCCATTTCAATCTTTTTAGGTATTTATGTCTTTACCAGCATTCTTTAACATCTTTTGAAGGTCTGCTGTTGAACCTACAAAAAGTGCATTATTGACAGTAGTTGGTCCTTTCGATTCCTCTTCCTTGTTAACATCCTTCAGTTTTTTCTGAAGGTCCATCAATTTATCAGTTGCATCAGAGACACTCTTAATCAATTGTCCTGCAACTTCATATGCACGAGGCATCTCACTTTCTTGTGCAAGTTCAAGAATACCATTAATTGCTTCTTGTCCTTTTTCGATAATCGAATACAAATTACCTCTGGTATATTCGTAGTCTTTACGAATATCTTCTTTAGAATTTTTATAATGCTCTATCTTTTTTTCGATAGCATTTTTTTCTGGTATTACTTCTATTGGTTCAACATCAAAAGTTTCATTGAGCTTTTCATACTTATCCATGATTTACCTCAGAAAAGATTTCCGTCAAAACCGAAATTGTCACCAACTTCGATTTGTGCATTATCTGCTTGGGTTATCGTATATACCTTTTCCCCAAGTAAATGATTTTGTAGTGGTGACTTATCTTGAGCTCTCTTAACTAATAACCTATTACCTGTCACATTCTCTACATACATCTCTTCTTGACCGATGTAAATATAAGATTTCTCTGGAATTTTAGTTCCATCATCAACATCAATTACAGTTTCTACCATATCCACATTCTCTGAAAGAAGAGTTGCAACCACACCATCATAATCTTTGACTGCTCTTGGTGTAACTTGATAAGTAACATCTCTCTGATAAGAATTACCACTGGTCGAACCAGCAACATATCCAACAGTAACCTTCTTGATGATATCGGAAGAAACATCTTTGAGAGGACCAAAGACATAAGTCTTTGCAGTAAATGTTATAGTATAAATTAGTGCTCTTCTTGTATCAAAATTACCTTCATAATCATCACTCATATCAATGTTATCAAGTTGAACAGGAACATTGATTACTTCATTCAAATTTCCCAAGAACTTGATGGGGAGTGTATAACCTGGTTGAAAGTATGGAACAATCTGTTCGATGATTTGAAGCATATCATCGTTCAATTTTGTGTAAATTGAAAGAGTGATTGTCATGTTATATGGAACGGGAAGATATCCTTTCTTCGTCTCTGTTCCGTCAGGATTTGTATAAACTACAGTCTGTGTTTGAGTTGATTTTCTCGAAGAATCATATGCGAGATTCGTAAACTCAAATGACATCCTTGGAAGTGTCATTTGAACCGGTGTATTCAAGTCCGGGTTTTGTTTTAGTCTTGCAAGAAATTTCTGAGTAGGTCCGTAAGCAAGAGGAACTTTAATGACACTAAAAGTAGAATCATTCTCGTCCTTATGTTGAATTTCGATTCCATTGAACAATGAACCAAATCCAATAATTACAGATCTAAAGATCTCATTGTAAAAATACTCAAACATTACTTTGAAGACGTATACTTCTATTTATCAGGGCATACCAAACGGATTGGATGTTGAGAAATCCAAAATTGTTTTTGCTTCTGATTCAATGTTATCATTATCTGCGAAAGGAGTTACTAAATCGTCAGTATTTACAGAACCAATTACATACCTGGCTCCAGATGTACTACCGGTTAGATATTCTTGTGGAACAAAACTACCGCTTACAATACTGATTTCAATAATGTTTGTAGTACCATTCCATTCCTTAACTCTTGCAGTTGTTCCAGATACAGAACCAGTCACAATTTCATTGAACACAAACATTCCACCGACACTAATGTTGGGGTTATCAACAAACGGTGGGTCAATAACTACAACTGGGTTAGTATCATATCCAGAACCACCATCTATAACATAAATTGCAGTAACAATACCTGCACTAATTGTTGCAAGACCAACAGCATATCTAGATGGTGATGGGTAGAATGAGTCAAAGGTAGTAGTAGAAGAATCCCAATAGTAATTAGTATCACTGAATAGTGGATAAGTTCCTGCAGTTAAACCAATAGAAACCTTGGGCGGTTTAATATATCCAGAACCACCATCGGTAACTGTAATTTTACGAACAGAACCGTCTGTAGAAATACCAGTAGTAGCAGCTGCACCAACACCAGTATCACCAGTTATTGATACCCAAGGGGGAACTACATATCCGCAACCAGCATCTGTCATATGAATGGCGGAAATTCTACCACCTACACCATTACAATTTGGATAGTCATAAGATAGTGATGCAATACCTGTGGCAGTAATTCCTCCTGGAGGTGCTGAAGAGAAACCGACTTGAGGTTGTGTCACATAATCTTTACCCATATTGGTAATGGTCACCTGACTAACTGCACCTGCGGGACATACCTGTGCGGTTGCTGTTGCAGACCTACCAGCACCAATTAGTGCCAGTGTCTGAATATAACCAATCTGTGCAATCTCATCATCAATATCTTCAATACCAGTATCAATAACTTCATCTTCATAACGGAAGAGTTCACATCTTAACTCATAGACATATGTCTTCTTGAGTTGATAGAAAGGTTGTTCATGTTCTACAAACTTAATTTCAAATAACCTATCCCCAAGAGGGAAGTAAATCAAATCACCTTCTTTTGGTCTTGTTGAAAGTTCAATATCAGGAATATCTTTAATCAGTGGTGTAATATAATTTTCATATCTTTCTTTTGAAATTATGAGTTGTAAGTCATCTCTATTTTCAATACCAAACTTCGATAGAATACTTCCTTGACCAGTATATCCATCGTAGTTATCTACATATGCCTCAATTGGATATGCATTAGTAAAGTCAGACTGAATGACTTCTTTTATAACTGTATTAGTTGTAACATACCTTCTGGGTAAGTAATAAACTTCTATTCCATACATCCTCAACTGTTCGTTGATAAGACTCTGGACTAGACTCTGCTCAGTTTGACTACCGTTCAGGAAAAATGGGTTGAGCATAATGTATTAGCCAATAAGATCTAAAGGTGGAAGTTCATATGTACTCATCATCTTTTCTTGGATCTTATCAAGATCTGCTTGACCGTCTTCATATATTTGTCTCCCATTAAATTCAATACCACCTGGAAGTTTCACACCCTGGAACTTAATCAAATTCTGACCCCACTGCTTTTTAACAAGAGCAGTTACATATGGTTTCAGGAACGAATCGTTCCAAATTCTTGAATACTCGTTGGGATCATTTGCAGCCCAACAATCAATAACAAGAAACTCACCAACCTGCAACTCACTCCAGTCAATATCCAAATACAACCTATCAGTTCTCTGATTAAATCTAATCTGTTTGTGAGTATTCAGAATAAAGTTAACTGTCTCCAAATAACTCATCGTCATCGAATACGATGTCAAATCATATCCAGATGCACCCCATCCATTAAGACCAATAAAGTCATTCAACATCATTTGATATCTGACATTGAACATACCTTGCCCCATTCCGCCACCAAACTGGAATGCTTTATTCACTCCAATAATTGAAGGTGGAATTTGTATATAATTGCTATTCTGATAGTATGTAAATGTAGTGGCAGTCCCTACAATACTTGCGGTAGCGGATGTTGATGCCATACCAACAGTCCCATTCTGATTTTGAGGAGCACCAGGTGGTCTTGCTCTACCTCTATTAATATCTTCTTGAGTTACCTGATACTTTAAGTATACCTGTGTAACACCATCAAAGTGTCTCTCGTTAAAATATTGAATGGCATCATCAATCAAATCCTGAACCTGTTCGTCAGCAACATTGACCTCCAAAATAGGAGCACCAAGTTGTCTCAAAACATAATCAGTGAATTCTTGTCTGGTGGTAGGCTGAGCCATTTATATAAGAACTTCTATATTGACTATTTATAGTTCGGTTTCAACATCGATGTAATGTTTGAAAGTAAACTCTTAATATCACTCATATCATCCTTTAGAGATGAAACTTCTGTTTGGAGAGAATTAAGTCTTTCTCTCTCTTCATTCATTTTTTCCCTATTCTTTACATAGGCTTGGAACTCAAGGTTATTTTTGTTGACAATGGCCCCGGTTGAGGAGTCTCTAAAATAACCATCCATTCCTTCTACTGGTATTAAATGTTTCATATCAAGCGAACGAAATTGCACGAAGGTTTCTTATCAGTGGAGCATTGGACTGATCGATCGATGTACCAACGATCTTGATACGGAAAGATGTAAATGGTATCAACTCATCAATTGTGAATTTATACTCCTTGTAGAGGTTCACAGACGGTTCTGGTTGATAGGAATCAATAGAGGGTACTCTTACATCAGATGTACCATTATTGTTTGAGATATCAATAATAGAACCGTTACTCGCGATATTTGAATATCCAGGGAATGGTACAAAAACAGTCTCTTCTGGTTTAGTATCTTGATTCAATGCATAGAACAATCTAATATCATTGTTATTAGAAATGTATGCATCCAATATGACTTGGAGAGATGTTGCAGGATTTTCAAGAATAATATTCTTGGAAACATATACAAACGAATTTGGATCGTTCTCAGTGCCATTGACTCTAAAGTCAGATGCATAATTAGTAACAGGTCTATCTATTCTATTTGAAGTAAAGACTACAGATGCGTTATCCAAGTCAATTGCAGGACTCAATCTTTCATCAGTAGTAAACATACTGAACAACATAGAGAATGACTTTTGACCAGGGAATTGGTCACTATTCAAATATAGAGACTCATTGAGTGGTGATGGAATCATTCTTTGAGAATCAAAGTAATTTTTACTAAACAAATTGACCTGCTCATAACCCTCATCAAGGTATGACTGTTGATTTCCAGAAATACTTGATGCCGAAATTGTTCTTACCTGAGTAATAAGATTAGTCGCAGTTGGTGTAATTGTGGTTACCTTGGGTGTAATCAATGAGAATGGTAGGTTGTAAGTACCTGTTACATTTGGACCACCACCGACAGTTCTTTCATTGAAGTATAGTGGTGGGAAACCATCTGCATTACCAGGTGCTCTATTGACACCACCAATATTCATTTGAACTTTAATGTAGTAGTAATCCAATCCAATCGGAGCTTCTACCAAATCACTTGCATTAACATTTGATAGTAGGTGTTGTCTATTAATTCTTCTCAACGAAACACCATTCAGTTCGTACTTAGTAACGATTTCACCCAAATCGTGAGTTGCTAATGTTGTATTATCAACTCCTCTTACAATACCGGTCAATGTTCTACCATTAGTTCCAGTGTAACTAATAATTTCTTCTCCAACCTTGATATATCCAGGGTTAGTAGCACCAACTCCAATATTCTCAAATGTTGCGAAATCAGTTATAACACCCTCAAGAATGATGAATGATGTAGAATTGAATGGATATTCTTGAGTCAAAGTAGTTGGTGCCCCATCACTCGATACTCCATCAATATTGAGTCTATCTACATTAGAATATAGACCGTGATTTCTTTGGAATACTTTGATGTAGTCACCATTAGTAACCGTAGTTATGGGTGATAGGGGAATTACATCTCCACCTACAGTGCTGTTGAGTTCTGTTGTAATACCACTATTATTATCAAAATATAATGGATAACTAGAATTGGAAACAAAGTTACCCTGAACATTTTCCAATACAAGAGTGTTATTTCCAAGAATAGATTCAACAGAAAGTTGCATCCCAGAACCAAGATTGACACCACCTAGATTGACAGGTGTCAGAACATCACCGACTACGTAACCAACACCACCATTGTTTATAGTTGCTGCTGTAGCAGAACCGTTAGTGATGGTAATATTTGCAGTAGCATCTAGTCCTTTACCAGTAATTGATGTTAGGGCAACTCCAGTATAAGATTGACTACCACTTGCAGGTACATATCCACTACCACTATTAGTAATAGAAAGATTTGATGTTGCAGATCCAGCAAAGGCAACTAGTGTTCCTGTTGCACCAATATTGAGTTGTTTGACAGTGTTACCCAATACCAAATCACTATCTTGAACAGTAGTACCAAGACCAACTCTAATCTCTCTAGAATTCATAGAAAGACCAGTTGGATCGATCTGTGAAAGAGAAGATGGTAGATTTGGATTAAAGAATTGTACGTTACCAGATGGTCTGAACGAGGATCTAAACATCTCAAACTTAAGATCTTCATACTGACTTGGAGTCCATACTGAAGCATTTTGAGATTTAAACAAAGAACCAAGGAGTGGTTGTTCTGTTACAAGAATCTGACCAGCCTCTTGATCTATAGTTCTTACATCAGCCTCACCCAGTCTACTAATCCATACTTTCCACTCAACGGAATGTGACAACAGAACCATAGCATATTCGGTTCCACCATTTAGATACACTGGAGAATCCAATGTAATGGTATATGGAACAGAACCATCATTACTGAGTGTTACATCCGCAGGATTGATATCAATTTCCGAGAAAGGAAGAACTGTTTCTGTAGGTGTTCCAAGTTTACATTCTCTCAACTGGAAAGTTGCGGGAACGGTGTCATCTTTTGCTTGGAAGAATACATTGATCTTAGTAACAAAGATTCCAGTCTCATCATCAACTCGGAATGTTTGTGCGAGAGGGTCTCCTCCCTGCGGCCGAGGACGAGGTGGTGGTGTTGGTCGTCGTGGTTGTACAACATTAGTTATATTCGTTATATTTGTAATATCTTGTTCGATTGTAGTTATAACATCAAATCCACTTTCAACCGCAATAGTATTAGTTGTGAAGTTATCATTAATATTAATATTTCTTTGTTGACTAAGGTCCTCAATGCCAACTACAGCATTTCTCAAAGAAAGTGTTGCTTCTTGAGTTGTATCTACATCACCTTGTGAATAGAATGTCCCTTCTCCTGCAGTCGAGACAGCACCTTCAATTTGACTATTAATTTTACTACTGGTGAGTCTAAATCTTGATCTACCAGTTTCAAACGTTGGGTTGGCATTATTCGCACCATCAGGTACTCTGAATGATGCCTGTAAAGTACCATTCTTATCACTAATGAGTCTTACATTAGTAACTTTTGCTTGAGCACCACTAGTTCTACCGGTCAAAATCATCCCACTTGAGATGTATCCACTAAACTGTGGGAAATCTTCAGACGAAAGACTGAATGTATCAATGTTTACAGTATTAGAAGATTCTGAATAGGCCGAATTGACAAAAACGTTTCTGTCATATGGACTTTCATCATAAATGTCTGTTGGGTTGTTGTATGGACCATACTTATGATTAGATGTTGCAACTCTAAAGTCTATACGTGGAACAGAACTCGAATTGTTTTGTTGAGAACCACCATTATTCAATCTACCAAAGACTGTCTCACCAATAGAGAATGACCCATGGATCATTTCAATTTCAATCAACTTAGGTACAATAAATTTGTTGACATCTACTTGATCAAAGAATGAATAAAGTCTTGTAAATGGCCTGAATTTTGTTGCAGTAACATCAATGTTACGAGATCTCATAAAGTGAATGATATCTCTTCTTACAACTCTATCTCCAAGAGATTCGGTCTCAATTACTTCATTGACTGTTGATTGTGTTCCAGATCTTTGTTGATCTAATGTAATTCCACCACCTGCAGAAATGTTATTGACAATTGCATCACTTGCATCAACAATTCGATCGACACCAACATCTCTTCCACGAAGAAGATTATCTACAAGACCATTTGATACTACATCAGATGCACCTTGAAGGAATTGTTGGACATTTGACAATGACATATCCAAGTTGACACCAACAGTTTCCCACGAATTCCACAGAACAGGACTTACACCAGTTCTTGAACCATCTGCATTGGTTGTTACTTCCGCACCAAGAGATTCTGCAATACCTTGGAACGAACCCTCCATCATTACGTTATTGATTTCAAGTCTATTGACATCAATCCAAACATCAACATCTGGTGTCAATTTGATTGTACCTTGCCAGAACTGAATCAGGAAAGGAGTGACACTTTCAATTCTTGTTGCATATGGTTGTGTCAGCCAAGATTGATCAGTATAGTCAAGAGTAATAACTCTTCCTGTCTGTTTGATATTGTTACCAACAATATCGGCAAATTGTGAGTCTTGGTTTGCATCAGAAGTTGCACCAATTCCAGTAATTGCAGTTGTTCCTAGTTGAAGATTAAGTGCAGTAGTGTAGTGAGAAGGTCTCAGGATACCTTTTCTAGTATCGACACTATTCTTAATACCGATTGTAGAATCTTGGGGTTCAAGAGAAGAGAAGTTATCTACAAAAATACCAGACTTGAACTTATTATTACCGTTTGCATCTTCTACAAACAAATTAAGAGTATTTGTCTCAATTTGACTCAATGAAGTATAATACTCAAGATTTTTAATTCTTTGTTCGAGTTTAGCAATATCAGTCATCTGATATCTCTTGTGCTCTACAAAGTTAATTTTTGCATCAGATGTCTTGTATAGGTATGCAGGTAAAAATACATTAGCAATATTCATTGCTCCACTGATACTATCAGGAAGTCTTGGTTGATCCTGAGGAGTACCTTGAATTACACTTATAGAACCTATTTTATCAATATAAATTCTATCTGCTCTTGGAAGATAGTACTCATAACCAAGAGTCATTACTTCATCGGAAGCAATAATGTGCTTAGAACTATGTTGATTACCATCAACACCGTCTGCAAAATTTCTACCATCAAATTCTAATGGTGACCTTGAACCAGCAGCAACAATATAATCACTTACCCTAGGTCTTGCATCAATGATATCAGAATTTCTATGTCCATTTACAGTAGATAGTTTTGCATAATCAAAATTATTGTAAGAATTTGCTGTGGTGATATCACCCTGGTCGGCAGGATCATAATTTGCAGTCTGATAATAAACTTTCAGTTGTCTGGATGGGATTCCTGCAGAACCTTTTCTAATAATTCTTGAATAGTCGTAATATCCACCTTTCTGTCCATTGGAGAACTTGAAATCTCTGGTGATATTTTTAGAACCGAGTTTTGCACTATTGACAATACCATTAGTTGATGATAGACTTCCAGATACAATTTCACCGTTTTGGAAAGTCGAACTATTTAAGTAGATGAAATATACTTTAGTATCTGTAAACTTCTCAATGTATATTGCCTTGGCACCACTAGTTTGACCAGAGAGTGTCTCACCAACAATCAAATCGTTAGTTGTCCCACTAACACCATCCATCTGAGATAGTGTCATATATGGTGCAGTAGGTTCTCCTACATCGTCAGATTGGAATACACCATAAATTTTAGTTACATCAGGAGTATTCAGACAAATAACTTCGTCTTGTACTCTTGTACCAAAGGGGTAATTTCCAGAAACTAGTCCATCTTGTAGAGTTGTAGAACCAATACCAGAAGCAGATGAACTTGACTTGTCAATAATAATACTATTAGAAACAGAATTCAGTTTAGTTTTAGATGTGACGTTATTCTTCTGAATCGTAGTTATGAGTTTGGTGTTAACATCATCAGCACCTAGACCAGTAATTTGAACAGACTTGAAAGAATTGGTAAATACAAACCTATCTTCAGTAAGTACTTCAGTCTGACCATTTGATCTGATTAGAGTATATCTTTCCTCATCGAAAGGTAAGAATGACTCATTATCTCCCGCATTAATTACAGGAGTAGAGTTAGTCGTAATATTTGTATTATACTGTCTTCTAATAACAATCTCAGAATCAATCAGATCTACAGATGCAACATTAGTTTTTGGGAATGCACTGTATAGTGATTCATTATCAGTAATATTACCAGAACCAGTATTACGTTGAGCTCTGGTACTGATTATTTGTACATTTGAAACTGTTTCAGTTCCTGAAGGAAGACCACCATCACAGATACCCGTAACTGTTGTTACACCACTAACTGTAATATTGGTTCTACCAACTCCTGTTACTCTTGCAAATGTTGCAGTATCAAGATTAGTTCTAGAGAACCTTACAAGGTTACCGACAGTGACAATACCAACGAAAGAGAAACCGGGATCTACTGGAATTGAAATTCTTGAAGAATTTGCAATCTGAGGTGAACAAGTTGCGTTACCAATATCATAAACCGGAGTTTGAATAATATCTGCAGTAAATGTGTTGCCAGTTCCTACAATACCAAATACTGACTTAGTATCTGAGAGTGAGAAATTAGTTGACTCAGTAACGAATCTTGCATCATCAAGTGTTCCATTGAATAGGAGTCTCTCACCTTTGAAGAAATCACCCTCAACACTATATGCAGTGATTGCAGTTCCTGCACTTACAGAATACTTAAGGAAACCTGTTGCACCACTTGATTCTCCTTTAATATATGCGGAGGTGTTAAGTGTTACTGGTTCGTTAACAGTAATGTCTGTATATGTTTGAACATCAAATAGAGACAGGTCCCAAACATTTAGGTTTGGGAAGTTTGTATCATAAGAACCAGACTCAAGTGCAAAGTCGTAGATTCTTGCAATACCAATTTCTTTACCTGGTGCAGTTTCTTGATTTGAACCAACTCTTAGACTTCTAAGACTCAAAGTATTTGTAGTATTGATACCAATAGATGGAGATCCATAGACTCTGTTGAGTGCTATGGTCGGACCAAAACCAAAATTAATACCTTGATTTTTTAATTGCTTAGTTGCTCTTGGTTTTACAAAGTCAATTAATGAGGGTACTATAGTTTCTACTTCGTAACCCCTGACATATGCTTTACCCGGAGAAATCTTATAGACTCCGATATTATCGTCGGGGGTATTTCCAGACTGAGTGGTTTGTCCAGGATTGTATATTCCTCTGTTTCCTTCTTCGTTGTTCAGACTGTTTTTTACAGTAGTAACAAATTCTTTCACATAATAATGACCAGATTCGTCAAAAGTTCTTCTTGCGAACTCGTCACCTATAAAGTTGTATTCAGTATTTCTATTGATTACTCTCAGAATACCATTACTAACTTCTGAAAGTTGAACAAAGTTACTTTCATCAAAATTGTCGAGAGGTTTTTTAGCTAATACTGGGGTTATCTTAAGTCTATCTGCACCTGGTGCCGTATAATTATTAAATCCTTGTGCATTATCATTCAACGATGGGTCAACATCAGAAGAAATAATCTCTTCAATAATATCAAGACCAACTCTGTAAGATGGAGTATTACTATACTGGTCAAGAATTAGAGTCTGAGTTGCAACATCAACAAAATAACCTCTCAAGAAATAAATTCCTTGCGAAAGATTGAAAGACGAACCAATGACAGGAGCGTTTTGAGGAATTGTGGAACAAAATCCTTCACCAGATACAATGAAAGTTGATGCATAATTAATATTTGTACTCGTGGTTAAAACTTCACCACTTATAAAAGTACTTACATCTTCTTCAGAAGATGAGTTCTCATAGTTAACGTATAGTGTATAAGTTCCTCTATCCGATTCGTCATCCGTAATATAAGTTACAACACGTGCAGTTACATTCGACGATTGTCCAGTGATAATCGTCCCAACCAGTTGTTCTAGATATATACCTACAGGTATACCAAGAAACTCGGGCTCAATCTGAATTCCATAAAAGTTTTTGACATAAGTCAAGTCACCAGGAATAACCTTAGCACCTTCTTTGAAGAAATGGTTACCCATATCTTCAACTTGATTCTGAAGAATTGACTGCAGACCAGTTAGTTCTCTAGCCTGAACTGGATAGCCAGGTTTAAAAAGAATCTTATAATAATTTTGTTTAGGATCAAAGTCGTCAAAATAAGGAGCGACGTTTAGATTAGTTTCCTGTGGCATATCTCTTAGAATTGCAAGATAACTTTAACATCTTCTTTCTGAGAAGAGGATCGGGTAACAGAAGGTCTATTATCAACATAGATGATATCGCCAGAATATTTTTGTGATTCTGGGTTCGATACTCCTTTCGTGAATTCCTGACCCAAGTAGTATGTCCTACTATTTATTGCCGTAGAAACGCCAGTAAAGTCGGTATCAATATTTAATGTATTACCTGAAGTAGGAATAATACTGATACTACCACCATTGGTTGGAGACGCAGTAAATTCTAATTGATTAAATCCATAGACTGGAACAGTGTTTTTTGTTCCATCAGTATTAAAACCAGCAGTTCTTCTATCTTGCCAGTACTTTAGAACACCAGTTTGATTGTCATAAGAAACAACTTTTCCAACCGCAGTAGAGCCAAGACCAACAGTTTGAGTTACGAAGGAGTCTGCAGTGAATACTGCTTCACTATAACCAGTACCTACCAATTTAAGTGCATATAGTGCACTTGCTTTATCTTTGGTAAGATTTGATGAAGAACTGTGGTTTGTTGGATTTTTTACAATCCCTACTCGGGCAAATTGGTTTCCAGTAATAAAGTCAGGGTTTTGAGTATCATTTTCAAATCTTGCATAAGATAGAACATTATATGCACCCAGTTCAGAGTAAATATCAGCACCATGACCTCCGGGAGGAGGAATGATTACATCAAAAATCGGTGCAATTGTTCCATTTGGTACACCACCACTCTTCAGGTCTAATGTACCAAAAGTATAACCATGACCACCCCTAGAAACGGTGACAGATTCTACCTTTGCGTCATTGTTAATAACAACCGTGGCTTCTGCTCCTCTACCATTACCTAGAATAGGTACTCTGGTGTAAGTAACATTTGCAGTTCCAATACCAACACCACGATTTCTAATCGTTACAATCTTGATTTGACCACTGTTTGTAGCATTCTCCTTTACCGGAGCATAAGATGCATTAGTATTCCAATCAGTTGGTACTGCTATATAACTTGTAGAATCAAATTTGATAATTTGATTTGGTTTGATGGTATAAAGATACTTCCAGATATAACCATCACCACTACTACCAGCCTCTCTAGGCTCTAGGTCAGTGAAGTTTGGCTCATCCAGTGATGGACCACCTCTGTAACTATTCTCTGGATTTGCATTATTGAACAGACAAATATAAACTTTATACTCACTATTCATTACATAGAAATTTGAGTCATAAATGTCGTATGAATTAGAAGGAAGAGATGGGTTGTCCCTTGTAATATCATTTCTCCACATGTCATATGTGGTTCCAGATTGCCATATGATTTTTCTAACAACCTGGCTTACATCAGTAGAGTTGATTCTCTTAAGAGCCAACATCGTATCCCAATAATCATTAGATTGGTCTAAACTATCCTTAGGTGCTGGGGGGTTTGAATCCCAGTCACTTTGGAAGTCCGCAGGGTCTGGTAAACCAATCCATGCGTAATAAGAATTAGAAGAATTCTGGACATCATCCACAAAATTCTTCGCATTCAGAATACGTAATTGATCTGTAATTATCGCAGCCATTTTTACCGGACTTTTTTTTTATTTAGACTGTAAACAGGTCGGGATATATCACAACAGTTCCACCCATACCCGCATGAGAAGTGCATTGATAGTACAATGAGTTTGGTGCATCAAATGGGACATCAAATCTAAGTGTTCCATTTGAAACCGCATTATTGGTAACACCTGTCGAGAATGCAGAACCACCATTCGATGAACGAATCTCAAATGGATGTGCACCCATGTTATTTACAAACTCATATGATTGACCTCTTGCAAGGTATATTACCGGATCAGCCGTAGCATTTAAACCACCAGGACCAGTGAATTGATAGTGGGTACTACCATCTGCCCCAAGATTCCATTTACCTGAAGTGATATTGGATGCATCACCATAATATGTTGCACTGGTCACAACACCGAGAGTAGAGACACCACTTACATTCAAGTTTGTGATGGTTATCTGTGATGGTGTAGGTGCAGATATTTGAACAGAACCATATGAGGTACTAATACTTACATTAGTACCTGCAGTAATTTGAGTTACAACCCCAACAAAGGTAGTAGTTCCATTACCTACTACGTTGTAAAGTTCAACAAAGTTACTATTAATCTTTTCGGCACCTTCAATAAGTGAGTCACCTGTTCCACTATTGGGAGATGAACCCGTATTAATACCTTGGTATGCCATCTTTTATACAGAATCCTTTTCTATGTTTGTATTTATCTAAACATTATAATTATTGAATTTCAAAGGTTCCAATCTCTGTACGAGAGGGGATGACGACAATCCAGTATAACCTTCAGGGAAGAACTGTAACGCAGTTGCAGGAACTCTGTTTATGAACTGTACTTTACCCCATGTATACTCACCGAAAATACGTGAGTTATCGAATGTACCAGAACCAGAAGAATATCCTTGACTTGTAAATTCAATTCTTCTAACAACAGTGACACCAAGACCAATACTTGAAAGATTCTTGGTAACATTTTCTGCGTTCTTAACATAATAAATTCCGTCAAAGTTATTGCCAGTAAATATACCTACATTTGAATCATTAACTACGAAGAAGTCACCTGGAATCAATTGACTGACTGTAACAGCAACACCAGAAATAGTGTCATCTCTCATGTAAGAATCTTCTGGGATATAAAGTTCAATAAACGCAGTATTGATACCAGAATGTGCATAACCAACGATATTACCATAGTCACCAAAGTATGATGTAACACCAATCTGTTCTCTTCTAACGGAAGGTTGTTGAATAAGAACACTAGGTGCCTGAGTGTATCCTGTTCCTGCATTAGAGACAGAAATAGATACCACTCCATCACCAGTTACTGATGCAATACCTGTTGCTCGGGTTCCATTAATATCATCTGGCAAAGATACTGATACTGAAGGAGTTGTTAGATAAGAATAACCGGCACCAACATTACTTACGGTAAATGATGTGATTATTCCACCAGAACCCGTAGATGCAGTAGCAGTTGCAACATCAATGGCTCCCTGATCAATAATTACAACCTTATCCTGATAATCCAGAAGATTTGTTTCACGACTAGAATTAAACAATGGTCTAATACTATCAACATAACCATATACACTGGTAAACCCAACATAAGATGTTAGATATGCTGCAGGGTAAATATAAGGTTCTTGGTCAATTCTATCCTTAGTTACAAAATCACCATTAATGGTAATATCATCAGTCTGTTTACACCAAGTAACAGGTCTTACGAGAGCAGTATTCGTAGTAACACCAGGACCATTATAAGCAAGAGTTGTTGCAGTATCGAGTGTAGTAATACCAGTTACTACTCTTGGGTCTTGATATAAACCGAAAGTTTGACCTTTTGAAATATCGTTCTTCAGTTGTAATGTATCACCAATTTTAACGGTCTCAAGAATATCGACAAAGACAACATCAACATCTGGAGTACCCTTATAAAAGATAATTTTGCAAGTATCGCCTTTTTTCGGAGGTTCTGCAAATTCTACATAACCACCACCAGTGAAGGTATACGCAATTTCGGGAACTTGTAGGACATCATTGATCGTTATAATCAATGCTTGAGATAGGCTAATGTTAGAACCTTTCTTAGATTCTATCGCAAACTGTTGTTGGGAAATCGTAAGAGGGAATTTAGTAGATAAACCATCAAACAGTTCGTTAACACTATCAAATGCTTCAAGTTCACCAACAGTAAAACCGTTGAAGGTATCACGATATACATCAATGACATTCAATTCAAACGGAATGAATGGAAGACTTGAGTCAGTCTTAACACCTGTTGTACCACCAATGGCAATATTGAGTTTATCACCAATATTATATCCAAAACCACCACTTACAATATCAAAATTGATAACACTAGAACCTTGTCCAACAACAATATCAACTCTTGCACCAGTTCCAACACCAGGTGCAGAATCAGAACTGTAGACCAAAGGAATATTTGAATAACCAAGAGGTTTGTCTATTACAACAACAGGTGGATTATTGGAGTCGAGGTTAGAGCCAAGATTATAAAGATCAATACTATCTACATAACCATCAACAATATTTGCAGTACCAATACCAATAACCTTTACATCTCCAGTAGAAGATGTAATAATACCAACACCTACATTAGTTTGAATACCAGTTCTATAACCAGAACCACTATTACCAATACTAATCGAGTTGATTGTACCACCAGAGTTGACGAATACTGAAGCACCAGCACCAACTAATGGTTGGAAACCAAATCCTGGAGTAGAACCAACAGAAATAAGTGTTCCTCCTCTAGGAATTGATGCTTTATTGGGATCTTCTTCAGATGAAACACTATCACCAAGATATGTGATACTTGTAACACCAGCAACTTCAAGGAAACTATAGTCTCCAGATGTTATCTGACCACCCAGTGGTTCTTGAAGAATGTTTGAATTTAATATGATTGCCTGATTGGTTGCAAATCCAACTAAGTTCTCACCGTTCTGAGTCAAAGTAAAGATCCTTCTCTGACCATTAAATCCACTTTGAATATTGTCAAAGGTGTAGTTTGTACTATAAGTATCTCTATCATCATTGAGAATACCACTTCTCATAAACGTTCTACCTTGGAAACTTGAGTATGTGGTAACACCAACCCAATCTACATTATCAGGACCTGCTGTAGTTGTTCCAATTGGAGTTGCTCCAAACGGGGCAGAAGCAAAGTGGACCGTATTATCAACAATATTATAGTTGCCACCAAGTAGATTAACTGAGGTTCCTATATTATGTGATGCAACTTCTGTTCCCAATTGTGCTCTCAAAACTCTGAGACTATTCTCAGAAGAAACTCCAGTGTTCTGGACTAGCATAATTTCATCATCAATCTTAAGTAAATCATTTGCCCTGAATGATGCAATTCCTGCAACATCAAAGTCTACATCAAATACGATATTTTCACTCAAACTTGTTTCAATATTCACTTCGGTTACCGGTGACTGAATCATATTATCAACTGCCAACAATGCTCTAGCATTTTGGTTGGTTGCTGTAATTTTGTGGAATGTGCCGATACCAATTGAAGTAATATCAAGTACGGTAGGAACTACGTTCAATGCATCAGCTGCACTTTTTGCAAAACCTACAGATTTTTCATTATACTTGACGATATAAAGAGTAGATGGAAGTTTGTCGGTAGATACACCGGCAATATTTGTAGTTCCAATCCCAATAGCGTTTGCAGTTGATAGAATAGAGTTCTCGTAACTATAAGTAACCTTCTCACCAGTTACAAAATAGTGATCTTTTAAAGTAACTTGGTTGGTAGTAGTATTAACTACAGAAGTACTGTTTCCTACAAAACTCCTCTCAAATACGTCCAGATTATTTGATTTCAATCTGAATGAAGTTTTCTTATCGAATTCTGTACCTGTGTAAGTACCATATTCCGAGAATAGAATGTTGTTATTAAGATCAATCGAAGAAATACCAACAATATTGTCGAAATTCTTAAGAGAAATACCAAACGCTCTTATTTGAACATTGATATTTGGATTTGGTGTGTATACAAGATGAGTTTCGGTACTATCATTCGTAACCCCAACTGTTCCAAGACCTACGTAGGTTCTAATATCACCATATTTGACGATTCTGTTTACCCCATCATTATCAAGGACATTTACCTCAAACATCTCATACTCATTGTTTGTAGTATCTTCTACTGATACAATAAAGTATTCAGAATTGAATGGAGATGTGTAAGAAGCAACAATATTTTCAACAGGAGAACCTGAAGATACAATAGATTTAGAATAGGATGATAGATTTGTAACTACAAGATTTGATGTAGAAACTCCAGAAGCACTATTGTCTGCAATAGAAACAATACTCACATTTGCAGTAACCGCAGTCCCTACAGTTGGAATAATGTCAACTTTTACTAATCCACCAGAGATGTATGCATTGTAGGTTCCAAATCCAGAACTTGGTAGACCTGCAAGACCAACTTTGTTGTCATTTGCACCATATTGAAGAGTGGTTACATTTGTTCCATCGTGAAGTATGTTTAGTTCATTACCGTAATAGTTATTTTCTGCATCTTCCATTTGAATAAGAAGTTTTGCAGATCTATAGGTAGAAGAAATTGATACCAGATTAGTAGTGGTTCCAACAGATACATTAGTACTCGCAGTAGAAATTCTAACTACATCACCAAGTTGTTGAGTCGCAATTCCAGTTACATCATTCAATCCACTAAAGGTGAAGTAAGATATGTCGTAGTTATTATACTTGAACAGAGTTGGATAGAATGTTAGACCCCATGAACTAGTTCCTGCACCAATGTAATCAAAATAACCCAAAGGCATTGCAGTATCTAAAGTACCATATTGGTTAACAAAACCTCTAGTTCCATCTTGTACTACAGAAACAATACTAGATTGTTTTCTGTTTCTAACTTCACTGTCCTGAACCAAGGTAAAGAACTTATTGAAGTAGAATTTGTTGTCAAAGAAGTCTACAATAGAATATCTTGTATCTCTTGGATTACTATTAAATTGACCACTAAGATCATCCAGTTCTAATACTCTATTTCCTCTAGATTCAAAGTAATCTAGTAAAATTCGATTTTCGAATATAATTTGGTCAGATACAGTCTTACCATTAATGACATCAATCGTGGTTTCTGTTGCACCGTCAAAATCAGGGAAACAATATAGATCACCCTCACCGATAAGATCAACCACTGTATCGATAGTTACTTCTTTTGCTGATGCAATACCAGCAGCATTGTTATCGATAACCAAATCTGCAAATTTATCAAAACCAGCAGTATGATTGAGGGAACTTACTGGGTCATCCCAAGTCTTGTAAGGAACTCTCGACTTGAGTGAATATGAGAAGTTCTGGTAGTACTCATTATTGGGAATGACTTGAAGATTGTCATTCAACATACCAGAGTTGGATTGCCAACCATCAATAAATGTTGTTCCTGCACCAATACTGATAGTTGAGTTAAAATCAATCTTAGATTTGACTCTAGACTTAATTTGAGAGGTTTCAGACTCAATAATACTACCGACTTCGAAATCAGAATTAGTAGAAACAAACAGATACTCACTAACAGGATCCCATCTTTCTACAATACCTACAGCATCATCATTTATTACTTTTTCTCCATCAAAGAAATTGGAAATTTTGAGTTTAATGTCAAAAATTGGGAAATATGTCTTTGGTGTTACTTTTGCTGCCGCAAAAGATGTTATTTGACCTGGAAATTCTCCGTCACCAAGATAATCTGAAAGATCATACTCGATATATGAACCAGAACCACCTAAATTACTGTCAGTCGCAGTCAAACTGAATAATGCATATTCATAATTCTCTGAATTATAACCTTTTCCAGTGGTATTAAAACCAATGGCAATATTTTCAACAATTACTGTCTCACCAACTTTAAATGGCCACTCCTGAGGGTCACTAAACTGTTTAGATAGAGAAAGTCTTACAATTTTTGATACGGAATTGTAAGTAATAGAACTAATACTAAATCCATTCGAGTTATTGATCGGAATAATCGATGGAGTAACATTATTCAAAGAAATTGTGTTCTGAATAATTGTAACTTCAGTATCATCCAACTCATAATCTAATTTTACATCAGTTATTTGTAGTTTTGATACTCCATCAACTACGACAAGTTCAGGAACCTCGTAGTAATTCAAACCAGCAGAACTAATACCAATATAATCGAATGAAGCCAAAGGTTCAATTCTCAAAATCTCAGGTAAGTTACCAGCAGCATTGAGAGTTGTATCTGAAGGGTAACCAAAACCAATATAGTTAACTTTTGTTGATATGATATTACCAATAGAAGTACTGGTTGGTTGTAATAGTGCACCAGAACCTGTCAAACTTCTTACCGAGGTAAATCCAGGAAGAGATCTGTAACCTCTACCACCATTCAGGATACTTAATCTCGAAATCGGACCAACTGTACCAGAAGAGTTTGTATTGTAACTAATAACTGCATTAGTCGAATCGTATAGATTCGTAGTATCTCTGTTGTAAGGTATGTTATAATCAAAAGTCATAGATGTTATACCTACAACACTGTAAGCACCATCAAATTTATTACCAACAACATTAATTTGATTATTATTATAAACTGAAGTATCAGTATACTTTCTTGTCTTCACCGGAAGATTAATATCTACATTATCAACTTCAAAGTTATACCACAAATTAGTAGGAATGTCCTCAGTAACCTTAAGAGTCAGGTTTGCACTGGTGTCAACACCAATAATACCAGATTTCGTAACTTCGAATGAATCGGAATTTTGCGAAATCCAGAATTTGTTTGTATATGATGAATCACTTAAGATAAACATATCAAATGCTGGAAATGTTGCACCAGCATTAGTGAATGACAGAGAGTTATCAGAAAGATTGAATCTTAAATTCTGATTCTTTTGAACCTTAATTGCAGGATTAATTCTAGAGATTGTTGTAGTATGTGCAGTTCCAATATTGACAAATGTTGGGTTCTCTTTTCCTAATTCTGAAGCATACTCGACCAATTTGATTTGATCATTCTTAAAGACATAAACATAATATAGACCTTTGTTGGAAAGACTAGGATCAGGTATTACTGAACTATAGATAATCTTGTCACCAACTTGATACTTATTGTTGGGTACAGTAAATGTATTAAATGCAGTGTTGATTCCACTAGGTTCGATAGTATCGGGATCAAATACCATTCTCCTATTATAATCATCATAGACGACAGTTATTTCTGTAGTTGTAGTTGGATTTACATCAATCTCAACTCTATCACCAGGTTTTATGCCATGAGTACTTGCAGTAGAAACAGTAACAACATTTTTAGAAACTCTACCACTCAATACTGACGGAAGATTAGTTTTAAAACTATGATAACTACCAAGACCTGCAGATGTTGTGAAGTAGAGAAGTGCACCGGTTCCACTAGTAACTCCAACATATTCACCAGAAATACTATCAATACCAACACGAACAGTTGCAATACCAAGTATGTCCTTATTGATGGGAACTGCAAAAAGATTTCTGGTAGACTCTAATTGGAATATATTAGAACTAGTAATACCACTCCATGCACTAATTGATGTTCCTCCATTAGTATAATAGGTTATAGGGGTATTCAATCCCAATCTATGGTCTGGGATATAGATTTGTTGTTGATCAACTCTCAACTGGGTTTGACCTACACCTGGATTAGCAAAAACTAATGTGGTTGCTGTACCAACAGTTTGAGTACCAAGACCTATTGCCTCGTTTGGTTCAAAATAAAGTTGTCTGTTTGTTACAAGTTGTTTTGTGGTAACAATACCTGTAGCAGTAAATGCTAGTTTTCTAGGATCATTTCTAACTAATGTACCGGCACTATGAGTAACAGCAAAAGTATTATCGTAACCTCTCAAAACTCTAATTCTACTTGATTTTTTATCAATGTTTAGAACTTTAAGTTTTTCAAATTCAATTCTTAAAATATCATCTGGTGCAATGATAGATTCATCAAGTGAACCAGAAACATACACATAAGTCACAATACCAGTTACTGGTCCTGTATTAATACCCAAAGATGTGTACCATCTGTCACTACTTACACCAACACTATAAGAACCTTGCAAATTCTTGTATGACTCAGAAATACCATCAATAAAAATAATATTGCCAGGAAGAAAATTGTGTGGTGCTGAAGTTAAACCAACGAATTGACTAGAAACACTATTCGAATAAAATTCAACATCATTGATGACTGTCGTCGCAAGACTCACATTATTTACTTTTTTACCACCAACTTGAGAAACCTTGATATTTAGATTACTACCTTTGGTTCCAGTATTATTAAATATCACTCTATCATTGACTCGGTAATCAGTACCAGAATCAAAGATTGAAATGTCATCAACAGATCCTGCAGATGTTGCAGTAACATCAATAGTCTGCTTTCTTACTGTGTTGGAGTTAAAGATATAATCATATCCACTCTGTCCATCATTCGTATAGTAATACTTGGTATTTCTAAACCAACCCTTACCTTCAATATCATAATCAGTCTGGTTAGATCTTGCTAAGAAGTTAAACGCAATGGGTGTTGACTTATATGTGTCACCAATCGCATATGGAAATACTGGTCTTCTGTAATTAGTGAATGGACCATCAGTGTCAATTCCTTCAGAGATAGTACAGAAATATGCGTATACCCCATTTGGGTAATCGGGTGTTACACAGAATCTTCCATTATGAACATCTAAATCACCATCTCCAGTAAAGATATAGTCATTGGCAAAGAAACCATTTGGAAATGAATTATAAGAAGGTCTACCTTTTTGAACTCTAGCCAATTTATAACCAGATACCATTCGAGAAATGTCACCGGTACCATCAATATTTTTAAATCCATATGGACCATAAATCGGATTACCATCATAAGCCCATCCAACAATGGGTGAGTGGTAAATACTATTAATTTCTTCACCAGTCTGTTGATCAAAACTTAGGTCAAAAGTACCATACAGTTCATTATCCTTATCAAAACCATTAACTACATTCAAAGTCCTACGAAGAGGTCTGGGTAGATATGTTGCACAATACTCTAGTGATTTATTAGAAAGATTCTCTTCAATAACACCATCATCATCGAGTATATTATTGAAGTTTTTCTCAAACAAGTTTATATTCCAAGCCTGAATATTCGCATTTACTCTAGCACCACCGCCAGACGGTATTACATTAACACTAGTCTTTCCTGTAACATAACCAGCACCACCTTTCGATACGATTATATTTTTGATAGAACCATTTTCAATAATAGGAATCAGAACCGCATAGTTGCCAGTTTCACTTACAATCTGTAAATCTGGTGGAGAATTATAACCATTACCTGGGGTATTGATAACAACTTCTGCAATTTCACCATTATTGATGATAGGCGTCAATTTTGCATTAACACCAGCTTCAAATGTAACTTCTGGTTGTCTTACGAAATCGACAATATCTGAGGAACCATAACCAACACCAGTTGAAGTTAAATCAATAGTCTCAATAGAACCTCTAAAGATCGGTTGAAGTTTGGCATCATAAAGAAGAATGTTACCAATAAACGGATTATCACTAATCAACCAGTTAGTACCCTCATTTACTTCAACATAAAATTCTTCTGTTTGTGTCCCATTACGTGTAATTTCTGCTAGACCACCGTCAGGACCAGTCCATGCAAGAACAAACACGGGAGTTGTAATATTTTCTTCAATTGGTGATTCAATTATGAATAGTTCCTGGAAATTTTCAACAAATGTCTTATCATAAGATGCTGCAGCTCCTTCAACGGTTACAACAATCGGTGGATAATTGAAAGAACCCAAACCTTCATTGGAGAAATTAATAATAATACCATTATCATAATAATGATCTGTTGCAACTGAATCAATTCCAACATTTGTCAACGAGAATGCATTATCATTAACCTTGACAACATAATAATCAGTATTTTCAGATAGTCCCTGAATACTATCTCCAACATCTGGTTTCGTATATCTTACAATTTCTTTTGATTCATATCCATGATTTGCAATCTCTACCTGATCAGATACTGTGTTGACACCTATAGCAGGAATTGTTCTTCTCTTGTTCTCGTAGTTTTGTCCCGGATCAGTCACTACAACCGAAGATACAACCAGTTTTAGATCTGATGCAACAAAGTATTGTGTACCAGATCCATACTTTGTAATATTGACTGTATTAATACCAACAAAGGCATCACCTTTATTAGTATGAAGTTTCATACTTTTTTGACCAGTAACTCTAACATAGTATGAACCACCTGTTGTAAGACCAGAAACGACTTCTGTTCCTCTTGGTTCGTAAATTATCTCTTCACCATCCAAAAATTTATGATCACTTGGGAAGATAATTGTGTTATTGATTAGATCAACTTGACTCGGGAAATCTGCAAAGAATGAATTTTCATGTTTAATAGAAACCATTCTTGGTTCTGCCTTAGCCCCAGATCCATTACCACCACTAATAGAGATTGTGGGAGGTTCATAATAACCAAGACCAGAATCTGTAACATCGAGTCTTATGAGTGACCCCTTTACGTTACAGAATCCAGTAGCACCATAACCAACTTCATCCTTAATTGACAATACTGGAGGATTGATGATGTCATACCCACCACCACCAGTTGTCATGGACAAACTATTAAGTTTTCCATAATAAACACTACTTTGTGCTTTGTAGTTTAATAGTTCAACACCATTAACGAATATGCCAGTATAACCAGCTCTAGTGATATAAGACTTATTGTCATTAATTGGTTTTAGAATTTGTCTATACAAACCCTGAGGTTCTATCTCTTTATCGTAGAAATCAAGATATGCAAGAGATGCATTAACTACAGAACCATTAAATGTGATGTAAAGTTTTCTAGACAAGTCAGCCTTACTTCTAGAAAGTTTAATAGTCTCCTCATCAACTCTGAAAACAAAGTAAGACGCTGATGGCATACCCTCAAAACCATTTCCTGCAGAGGTAAAATATACTGCATCACCAGTATAAAAACCATGATCAGGTCTTGACGTGGGATTAACTGGTAGTGTGAGATTTTCTGTTGAAGTTAAATTTGCACTAAAAGTTATTTTTTTGTCGTATGGATCAGTTTCAATGTCATCATACTTTGCAATAGAGTTAGATGCAATAATTACATCGTCATTATACTTAGAATATGTGTTTTGAACGTTTGCAATATAATTATTCAGGTAAGGATATGCCTGAGATGCACCCTTCAACGTCTGATTTTCAATTACAAACTGACCTTTCAGGTTAATTTGTTGCGAAAAAGTCACTCTAATGGCCGTTGAAGAGAAAACTCTGGAAACTGTGCCAAAAATAGAGTAAGTTCCGTCTAAATTTTCATATCTTACGGTATAACCTTCTCTAAAAAAGTGCTCTTTTGCAAATTCAAACTGATAAACAAAGGCATCTGCGTCAATAACACTAGATTCTACGACATCCCAGTTAGTTTTTACGTTTAATACGTAATTATTTGCCTTTTTGGTGGGAGATTCGTAACCAAGAGACTTCAGTTCTATGGTATCATGTGGTTTATAGTAATAATTTAGTTCATTGGGGATAAAATCCTTCACTGTAGCAGTAAATCTGACTCTTATCTGCTGAGTAGTGTCAATACCGACGTATGCATACGAATATGTGTCTAAAGTTATATTAGTTTTCTTTACAATTTTGCCACTAACACCACTTGTATTGAAAAATTGGTTTAAAGTCTTACCATTATATGCGACAGATAACTCATTGTTGTCAATATCCAGTACACTAAGACTACCAGTCTCGGGAAATCCAATTGTAGAATCAACATCAATGATAGTTGAACCAATACTTACGTCATTTAGGACTTTTGTGAGTGGATTTGGTTTAAATTGTCCGTAGATAGAACCACTTACATCACTATCTCTCGCAAAACCAGAGTCAATACTGATTTGATAGTACTGAAAGTTCTCATAAGGTATCTGTTGAACGTTAGTAACAGACCCTCTTGCACTAGTTAAGTCTTGATATATCGTAAGATTCTTTAAATTTAACGGATCACCCTGAAGTTGTTCTACAACAAAGTCTTTAGTGACCTTGTAATCGGCGTTAGATGGTGTTAAAAGGAACTTTGATGGACGAATAAGTTCAACATCTTCCCCATACAGTGCTCGGAAGAGTATTTCGTAAGATTGTTCAGTACCTTTTGACTTATAAAAACTGTCAGAATTGATTATAAAGTTTCTTTTATCCAATCCTGTGTAAAAGTTCCTATCAGTAAACCCTGGTGTTACCTGTCTTTTAAGTTTAGTGAGGAATTGCTTAAGAAAAAGTATATTTAAATTCTTAACAGTCGCACCTGTAGTGTGAGAATCTGCGATTGTTGAAGAAAATGTTAGTTCATCTGGTGCACCAGAGGTAATATATGTTGTAACTCCACTAAAACCTCTAGAACAATCTACAAATGTAGTTGAAGTTTTGGTTCCATAGTATATAATTTCATTATCAATTTGAATAATACCATTGTTATCTGAAAATCCTTCAGTAGAATTTACAACAATAGTAGTATCAATAGTATCTAATGAATCAACAAGTGTAGTAGAGTCAACAATATCACATAATTGATCTACTTTTACGTACTGATCAATGTTATTAAGAATATCAATAGGACCACTTTCAATTTCCTGAGAGATATAATACTGTTTTATAAAATCGCTTAACAGAGGAAAGTCTTCCCTAACGTACCTAGGGAGTTGACTTTCAACGATTTCTTGAAATTTAACTCTATCTACTGTCATTTGTATTCTGACTTCTTATTAGTAAGATGATGAACTGGTTCTTCTACTTGTAGTAGATACACCTTCAACAGATGTGGTTACATTTGTGGAAGAAGATGTTGTTGGTCCTGAGTTTGTTTCGACTTGGAATATGGGGTTACCCCTAACTAGAGCGTTAGATCCGTAACTAGAAGAAACAATATAGTTGGTTCCTGATACGTCATTTCCAGAAGAAATGTTGTCAGTAACAACATTAACTACTGTGTTATTTACATCCAATTGTAGATAGAGATCCTGGAGACCAATTACGTCATTTGAGTACGGAGTTGCAGAAACTTCGACCAAAGGAGTCCCTCTATTCACTAGTGTTGATATAATATTAATGGGATTAAGTTTAATCTCACCCTTAACATAATCAATTGTACCTACATTCTGTCTTACAATATATGGTTCTGATGAAGAATTTAGTTTGAATAGGAATACTGTACCCTTACTCAAATTACCAACCGAACTATCACCGAGGTATACAGTTCCACTAATACCACTGACAGTAAAACCGGATGATTTAATATTATACCCAACGAGATTTCCATTGAAGTTTGCACTATGTCCGTGGTTTTTTACATAGAACCGATTACCATAACACAATTCATACTCTACAAAAGTATTCAGTTGGGCATTAATATCTCTTCTGATATCAATGTTTGTGATGTTTGACATCACAGACTCATGACTTTGATCAATTACTTTTTGGAATTGTGAATATTTAAATCTTCCACCAAACTTATTGACATCAGATGATTCAGAATACTTGACGATATTGGTTGTAACTAGGTTTTGAACGAATGATACCGTTGGTGCAAGGTTAGAATCGTAGTATACCTTACTGTTTGGTTCAATATACAAATACTTTAGATCGACAATCTCAGATAAAATACCAGCAACAGAGTATTTCCTGATCTGTTGTTGTAAGTTTTGTTTGATTGCACTCGATAAGAAGACACCGTTATATGGTTTGATACTTACAAATACCTTACCAAATGAAGGTGGAGTCAAATCCTCACCACCAAAGGCAGAAACTGATTCAGCTTCAGGGTAGATTTGTGGAATCAATGCTTCATAATCAGCAGCAGTTACTGCTCTATTCTGTGATGCATAGATTTGAGGAGCATACTTCTTAACAGAGTCAATAGATTCAATTGGTTTACCACCACCAGAAGATATCTCTGTGGTTACAATAGATACTCCAGAACTAATCGTATCTCCAGAACTAGACTTTAAGTTACCTATAAATGCAAATTTGTTAATATTGTTTGCTGATTCTCCATTAGTAATGATATAACTTGCTTCAACAAAATTATCATTATCTAACTTGACACCAAATATTCCATCACCAAACAATAGTTCGTATCTCTCCTGTCCAATCTCTTGAATAAAGTATGCTCTAGTCGATGAAGTAACATCAAACAAACTATTGAATAGTTCGAACTTTCTAGTTACAGTTGATTCTTGAGTATCTCTTACGACAACAGACAATAGATCAGTGTCAATACCAGAGTTAGGTAGTACAAATTTCTGATTAACGTTACTACTATCAACAGTAAATGTTTGTGTAATATATGTTCCTTCGTATACGTCGATATTATAGAAGTCTGCAAACCCAGAAGAGTTAACTGGAACTGTAATATCGTTTGGAATTGAGAATATAAAGTTCTTAGTACTATTCACACCAACTGATCTAGATGCCATTACAGCACCAGCCTTAAGTGTCACTGCTACAGCTGTGGTGTTTGAAACGTTTACTGTAAAAGAAACTTTGGCAACAGAAGCTTTCTTTGAACGAGGAACATACCCTATGTTACGTGCGAGAGACACCACATTCTCTCTTAATGTGGCACTATCAATGAATACCTCATTAGATACCATATTGGCATTGTATGAGGTTATATACGTATTGTAAGCTAACGTATCTAGAATAGTTGATAGATTAGAACCCTCAAAGTCATAGTCCGTGAAGTTTGAATTCGCACGGAGATAATCCTTAATGGATGTCTTTATCTGATCAAAATCTAAGTTGCTAAAATTGACTAAGGGCATTTACCTAGTGGGCTGTAATGCAAATGATAATTGTTGTCTAGGAAGATCTATACCTACAATGTCATACTTAAGAGTTACCTCAAAGATATTATCATCGAAATTTGGATTGACGATAACAGTTGTCAAACGGACTCTCGGTTCAAAGTTATTAACTGTGTTCCTAATTTCCGATTCAATTGAACTAGCTGTAAGTCTATCTAAATTCTCAAATAATAGTTTAGTGACATTACAACCAACAGTAGGTTGAAATGGTTTCTCACCAGGTATGGTAAAAATTAAGTTACGAATGGATCGTGCAATAGCATTCTCATTCCTCAACGTAATTAAATCAAGATTTAACGGGTTGACTTTGAATGATGCACTCACATCTTTAAAACCTTGACTGACTCTTTGGACAGGCACGTAATTTTTC